CCATACTCGCCAGAGTGGCACAGATATAGGTATCTGAAAGAGGCCATTGATAAGTATATTGATGATTATGTTGAGAACGATATTATTGTGAAAGATATCGTCAACATTATTGGTGAGCGTCAAGAGACCGCGCATAAAGAGTATCTTAAATTAGAAGATTTAGAACTTAGAATCCGAGAGTAACTTATGCTTTCTACCCAATATAGGCTTCGCTTAGAGTCCATTTGTCGGTGCATCGCAAACAAAGAAGAAGTCCCACTAGAGGACATGATCTGGGCAGAGAAACTTGCCAAGGCACATACACTTGCAAGAGACTGGTTGCAGAAGGCAAGACGCCAAGCATCCCAGGATATTGAAGAGGGCAGTACAGACGATTTTCTGAATAGGATGGGGCTAGGAGACCCCGACCCATCCAATTACAAAACGGGGTTTGATGGTGCGGATGAGATTGTAGATTGGTTCCAAAGAGATAAACCTGATGACTGGAGGCAGCGTGACTAAATTTTTGATGTTTACAAAAGAGTCTTGCGGACCATGCGGACTCGTTAAAAAATATATTACTGCTCTCAAGGATCCCCGCGAGAGTGTTATTGAAGAGGTCTATCTTGAAGACGTAAGTGATGTGCCTATTTCTGAAGAGAATCTTACTCTCGCTAGGAAGTATGGTGTGACTGCTACTCCTGTTCTTGTTATTACTGATGGTGATGGAGAACTTTTAGAAACTTACATTGGTGGTCTACCCATCACACAAAACATTCGTAAGGTGTGGGATAAGTATGAAGTTTGAAGAGATTACACCTGAGACTTACGAAAAGATGAACGAAGAGTTTGAGGAGGAAGGTCTTGCCTTCCGAATTATTGTTCCAACACAAGAAGAAATCGACAATTGGAGGAAACGTGATTGACAACACATGCGTAGTTTACACAAACGGATCTCAAGAATGTGAGAGAGTATGTGCTCTACTTGAGCACATGGGAAGTAAATACCATGAATACCAACTCAACAAACACTTTACACAGAGAGCGTTTGAAGCAGAGTTTGGAGAGGGTGCTGAGTATCCTCAAGTTGCAATCGGTGCCAAGCATATTGGTAGTTTGAAAGAGGCCCTTCACTACATGGACGAGAAGGGTATGTTTTTGTAAACGGTATCACGTTATACAAAGGTGCTTGACTATATAATATATGAGGTCTATAATAGACCTGTCGTTCATCCCCCGAAAAGGAGGACGCAAGTAAGTCGCGGAACGGAGCGTTCATCCCATGATAGATCTACTTCTATACACTACACTCAGTTGTCAAGATTCTGATGCTATTATGCTCAGGATCGCTAGACACGAATCTTTACCTCCTGAGGTAAAGGTTGAATTGGTTGAGACTGTAAGGGAAGCAACCGAACCTGAG